ATCGTTTGGGAAAATTACTAATCTGTTTGACATAGTTAACTCACTACGTTAAGGATGCCTGTTACATCTAGTGCAGACGCACCAGTAAAATTTGCATAACCGTGAATGATGACTAAGTATCCTGCCATCGTTCCGCTACCCGAAAAGGTTGAGTTGCCAATATACAATCTATTAGTGCCACTGCTAATCGCTAGCGAATCCGAAACCGTTGAACTGTGTTCGATGTAACTGGCAGAGCCACCACCTCCTGACTCATCTGCGAATTCCAAAGCAGTCGCACCACTGTTGACCCTAAGCACTTGCCCTGCAGTTCCAATCGTAGTCAGTCCAGTACCTCCGTTTGCCGTTCCAAGGGTCCCTGTGACTGCTGTCCCAAGATCGTTGGTCTCTGCCGTTAGGTAACCCTGGAGATCACTGATCTGCGACTCAGTGATTGTGGACTGCGTAGCGAGAGACCCCAGACCTAATGTTGTTCTCTGTGCTGCCGCATCAGCATCATCCAACAATGCTCGTCCAGCAGTTGTCAGGGTAGTGACTGCGTAGGTGTCCGCAGCAGTCGTGTAAAGCATTTTATCTGCAGTCGTGGTCAGTCCTGCGATGCTCGTCAACCCAGCATCGGATAATTGATAGCTGCCCAAGTCAGAAATCTGCGACTCAGTAATACTTAGCGCAGACTGGTGCTGAGTTACTGAGGTTTGGGTGATATTGACATCTGGGACATTGGCCCAGGTCACTGCGGCACTCAGATCGTTGACCTCCGCAGTCAGGTAACTTTGTAAATCTGAAATCTGGGATTCTGTGATTGAGAGTGTGCTGGTTGCAATATACTCAATATCCGTCGCACCAGAATTAACTGCAACCAGCTTAGATCCGTTCGTCGCCAGTGCTGGCAGCAGTGCCACCCTGGCGGTTGCTGCAGTCGTCTGCCCAGTACCACCATTTGCTATTGCGAGTGTCCCTGACACGTTGGTCAGATCATTTGTTTCTGCTGTGAGATAACCTGCATCGTTTGTCCACTGACTGATGTTGCCAGATTTGTTGGTGAGGGTATCTGTACTGCTGGCTGTGATGTACAAACCAAGATCGCTAATCTGCGACTCAGTGATCGTGGACTGTGTGGCAAGAGATCCCAACCCCAAATGAGTTGAGAGGGTGGTTGAGTTGATTCCAAGTGCAATCGTTCCAGACCCGGTCACGGGAGACCCAGAATCTATCTCAATCCCATCTGAACCACTGACCGAAACACTAGTGACGGTCCCAGAGCCTGAGACCGTTTGGAATTCCAACCCATCTGCCGTCGAGTTGACTGCCAGCACCTGATTTGCAGTTCCAAGTGCTGCCAGTCCAGTTCCCCCAGATCCAACGGGTAGAGTCCCTGTCACGTCTGTCGTTAAATCGACGGACCCTACAGTAATCGCCTGACCGGAGATAGTCAGGTAGTCGTTGCCCGTCAGAGTGACATCGTCTCCGACTGAATCTGCGACCGTTTTAAGTGTTGAATCGAGAGAGTTCCAGTTGGCATTCAGTTGGCTTCCCCACTGATCCGTGTCTCCACCTACTTCTGGCAGTGTAAAGCTATAATTGGTCGTTGAAGTTGCCATCAACAAGCACTCGTGTCAGGTTCTGGGAGCGTCAGGGTGTACGTCGTCGTCGTGATCTGATAACGGTAATAGTTCCCAGGAGAACTGCTGACGATTAACGTGCCAGACCAAGGATTTTCCAGGGTAAATGTTCCCTGATTCGCACTAGTGATATAAACGGTTGTTGCTGTTGTTGGAGTTCCCCCAACAAAAGATGCCACCACAACAGTGTCTCCTATATTCGCCAGTGTCTGTGAGGCGATTGAGGGAAGAGTGAGCAACATCGTGGTGTCCCGAACCCCTCCCGTTGGAGACGGATAACCAGCTTCGTACAGAGGAAAATTTGAATAACTGCCAGAACTTAAAGATCCTGATGTTAAGTAAAAATTTAATGTGCTGGTTGAGGTCTCTGACCAGGTAGCGTAATCTGCAAAATTCAGCACCCGATCTGAATAGTGGTTCGCAATGCAGATGTCCTGCTCTGCCGTAGCGACCAGAGTGTCCAGACTGTCGAGTTTCCCATTGAGGAAATTGGCAAAGGTCGCAAAATCTCCTCCGTCAAAGAATGTGTTGATCTCGCTTGCTGTCTGGGGAGGAGATAGTCCAAGTGCAGTTAATTCTGTATTGTAGGCAGGCCAAGTCGAGACTGTGCTGTAATCCCCTGAGTACGGATCTGGCAGAATGCCGTCAATGTCTGAATTGATCTGTGCTAACGTGGAACTGTCTCCGACTCCTGCTGCATTGATCCGGTCACTCAAATTCTTCAGCTTGGTCTCCAGCGCCTGAAAATAGGTGTTAATGATCGTGCCATAGGTACTGTTGTCCTGATTCAGAGATGGCAGTTCGAGGTCTGTGTAGATGGAGGAATTGAACGGCATACTTAGGTAGTTGCTGCAGTGTAGGCTGATTGAGCCGTGGTTTTGGCAGTCCTCGCGTCATCTGCCACTGACCCACTGGTCCCAACATCTCCCACCAAGGTTTCCAGTGCAGAGACTCGACTCGTCAGAGTGGTCAGTGTGGTGTTCAGGGATTTGTTACTCACACTGAGTGCTGTGCTGGCATTGGTGGATGCCTGGGCGAGGTTGTATGCAAGGGAAGGCGTCGCACTGTCATCGGCAGCACCCAGCACCTGATCCACATCGTACACCTCCTGCTCCAATGCGGTGAATGCGTCATTGAGGGTGGAACCCCAGACATTCTTTGATCCCCCTACCGTTGGGAGGGTAATGCTGTAATTGGTTGTTGTTGGCATTTAAACCTGTGTAAACACGGTCCAAGATTCGGCAGTTGTGTCGGACCTCTTTGTCCAACCCTCTGCAGTGCTGTCGGTTTGTGTGGTCCAAGACTCGACGGTGGCATCGGTTCCTGCTGCCCACGATTCGGAAGTCAGATCCGTTTGTTTGGCCCAATCCCCCAGTGCTCCTTCCGGTTGATTGCTGTAGGTTGCCCCTCGCACAAAAGGTCCAATCCCAAAGTTCCCTAGACCAAACCTCAAAAAACTCATGACATGGCCTCAAAATTAAGACTGTGCCTGCTGCCCTTTACTCTTCGTCTGTCATCACTTGCTTGGATCTCTGCCACGGCACGTTCAGCCTGCTGCGACCAGATCGCAATCCTCTCATCCTCTCCAAGATACGGTGCTGCCTGGAGCAAAGAATAATAAAGATAGGCATCGGGGTGAGAGGTCGAGACCCAGTTGCTGGTGTTGGAGGTGCTTAGTGCTGGAACCTTGGCATAGTAGAGCAGTTCGTAGGTGATCGACTCGGCAGGTGTGGGGATGATCCGCAAGGATTGCCCATACACGAAATATCTGGGGTAACTGTCTGCCAGAGATGCAAGGAAATTGGTGTCAGTGTATTCGTTGATGTTGTGAGCTGCGATTTCGACGAGGTCCCTCTCCTTGGGGGAGGTCATGCGGATGTGCCTCATTTCCAGAAAATCATCAGGCATGGAGAGGTACTGATCTGAGCTACTGACCGTGGCGCGGGTATACTGATTGGTTGTCCGCAACTGTCGGTTCAGTCGTGCTTCTGCCAAGGTGATAAATGTTGGAATGACCGAGGTCAGATCCGTGCGGTTCAACCAGTCTGCAATGTTGGTTTTTAATTCATCGAAAGTCATAGATGGCCTTCCCATACACGGAAGGGTTTATTGTGGAAATCGTTCAACCATGCCTTCAGTTTTTTCTTGTCTCTGGTAATTCCCTGTCTTTCCAACTGATCCCATAGGACAACAGGGATCTCTGCGACTCGTTTCCAGCCAGACTGCTTGTTGGCAAACGGGTCGAGGTGTTGGTTGTCCCGCAGTTCCTTGACCAACTTCAATGTCGGATCAATGTTCTGCGAGACGGTGGTTCGTAACTGAAGATTACCAGCATGATCCTCATCAGCATGAAACTGTGTGAGGACATCCCCTCGATGATCCAGTATTGCTTTTGATTCCATT